CTTTGTTTTTTATTAACTTTATTAATAAGTGTGTTTATAGCTTCACTTACATTAAAAATTAGATCATATATCCATGCTCGAATCTTATCTTTATCGTCATGAATCAGCGTTTTAAAAGTAATATTATATGCCTTAAGTCTATCATAATTAATTTCTGCTGAAAATTGTTTTACTAATTCATCTTCCAATTCAGATGCTTCATCGCAAATAATGAAATTTTTTCTTTTTACGTGATTAGGTAGAGCTAAAAACATTTTATAATTTAAAACAGCAAATCTAGATAGTACAGCATTGTTTCTAGCATTATAATATGGGCACCTATTTTTTTCCCAACATTCATCTCTTATTTTTGAAACCAAGACACACGGCGCGGTTTCAACATCAAAGTTTTGATCGACATCACAAATATAATTTGTTTTACCTTTAAGAATATCAGTATCCGGAAACAATTTTAAATACTGGTCTTGTAATGATTTTGTTATTGTTAAAGCAAATGTGCCGAACGGTGGCTCAGATAAGCAGTCCACTTCATTAATATAGTTTCCAAAATAATCTTGTTTATATGCCGAGTAAGTCAAAATATTTTCAGAAAATTTATTTGAAGGCAGTGAACTAATACCGGATAAGGTTTTAGCTAAAAAACTTTTACCAGTACCGGTTGGTGCGCAACATATAACAAATTTCTTTCCAGAATTAAAAGCCTTTTCAATATTTTTAATAAGTTTTGCCTGCTGAGGGCTAGGCTCATATTCTTTTGGAAAATGGTTTAAGTACCTACTAAACACACTATATTATAGTATACTACAATGGCTTTACAAACACTTTTTTATTAAAAAGTTTTGATGGCTTAGCAATAGGAATTTGCTTATATAGATTATAAAGGTCTTTATTATATCTGCAAAATGAATCTATTGTATAATCAAAAACTAAATTACCATTTTCAGAAATAAACGAAAAAGGGTAAGGTAATTCAAAAATTATTTTTTTATTCTTTTTTTCTTCTATTAAAATGGTAAATGTACAAAAAAAGTCTTTTATACAAAATAAAATTAACTTACCTTTTTTAAGTGTTTTAGATTCTAGGTAAAATCCTAAATTTTTTTGCAGTAAATTATTTACTGAAGCTTCAATTTTTTCGGAAGATGTCATGTATTCATAAATCTTATTTTATCGTTAGGTGAAAGAAGTGCTAAACGTTCATTAAAAAATTTCCAAAACCCTTGATTTGCAGGTATGGCTTGAATTAAATCGCACGCTAACATGTTAATACATCTATAATCTTGCATAAAAATATCCCACGTTATCAAAAGATCTTTTGTTGATGGATTAAATTTTGGCCGGTTTATTGCTCTTCTATAATTTAGTGCTATCCTTCCTTCGGGGCTCATTAAAAGTTTAAGAGAATTTGTACAAAGCATTCTTCGTGTCAAAGGAGAACCAGCCTTAGGTCTGCGACGCACGAATTTTATTTCAGCTACGTTGCTTAGGAGAATGTTTTTTAATGTGGGTAGCGACACTTTCATTATCATTTCTTACTGAGCAAATACCAAATATTCTTTGCTCATTTAAAAAAAGCCCTTTTTTTAAGTTACCATACCCATCAATATCTAAATTAGCAACCGGAACTCCCAAATTATTTGGAAAGCAGACATAATCTCCTTTTTTTACATATTTAGCTGTAGGACCGCATAAGATTACTTCACCTATACGCCACGCCTTAGTATCAGCATTAATAGGTATTACTATACTATTGCGTATTATAGAAGAACCGTCTTCAGCTTCATCAACGTATTTTACTAACAAAACATCATCTAATACTGCTTTCAGATTATAGCCATAAAATACAGAATTAAACGAATTTTTGGGCAACTCAGATAAATCAATTAAACTCTTATGAACAGGTAGTAAATCAATATCAGCGGGCATAATAAATAGATTTAATTACCTCTTCAAAGAGTTCAACTTAGATATATAATCGATGATTTCCCTTTGAGAAAGCTCTTTATTTTTTGCCAACAACGCAATTGTTTCCAGATCTTTATTGTCTTTAGGTTCCTTATTTTTTTTAATATAGCTTATTTTTTTATTTTGTACTTTAGGAAAAATTGCCATAAAAAATGTGTATAAATCTTTTTTATTTTCAAATATGCCTAAGTACTTGTTTATAATATTAGATATTTGTGCAACGCTAGGAGAATACATACTCAGCCAACGATTTACCAAAAATGGAGCAAATTCTCTCTCTTCATCTACCGTAATAAAGCATGTTTGCTTTTTTGTAAAAAGTATATCTTTAATAATATCAAATATTGTCATTAACTAATTACTTTTGATGTAGCAATAAAAATATCGTCGTTAAGCTCGTAAAATAGCTTTATAACATCGTTCATAAATAGCTTAGCCTGTTCATCCGCAAGGTTTGTAGAATATGCAAACGCTGGTGCTTTTTTTCCAGCAACTATATTAATACCTGTATGCCCAAGAGCTACATTATTTTTAGAATATGTAATACTAACGCTACACTTACCCTTAGGTTGTGCGACACCCCCTTGAGTATGTTCCTTATGAACAATTAAATCGTCCCCATCAACTTCAATAGGTGCTTTTAAATAGTGTATACTTAAAATGTTTGCGATTTGTGTATTAAAAAGTCGCTGCCAAGCCACAGCTCCGAAACAATCAAGCATAGGAATTTCCCATAAAAAATTAATAGCATCATCACTATAAATAAAATCGTTATTTATTAAATCTTCGCTATCTATCATACCATCAAGCTCTACATGCATTGGTGCTCTAAAAGCAATAATATTTCCTATAGGAAGTGTTTTATCTCTAAAAAATTTATATGCAAATCTAGAATGAAGTAATTTACCGTCATAAACTTTTTGTTCTATAATCATGGTTTAATTGTATATTATATTTTGCGTTTTTCAAGCATTTTAAGGATTTGCGCGCAAGTTTTTTCTAATGTAAAATAATTGTTATATATTTCTTTACCTTTTAAAATCATTTTATTTTTTTGATTGTCAGAAATATCTTTAAGTATATTTTTTAAATTAATAAGATTATCAGGCTCAACTATTACACAAAAATCATTCCAATTAATTTCATCCTCAAACGGTAGCCATTTTTTGTCAGATATGTATACAGGTATTGATCCAAGCTGCAGTGCTTCGTAAAGCCTAAAACTCGATGCCCCGTAACCTCTCGGACAAAGTGTAAATTCTGATTTTACAGTGGTTGTAATAAATTCATTAAATTGTTTATCAGTAACAGCAGCAGCCCATTCACCGCCATTGAGCTTAAAGTCTTTGTCCGATGAATATAAGTTAAATATTTCTTTCCTTAAGGGATGTGTATAACTACCAATAAAAGAACAAAAAAATTCTTTATTTAAATTTTTAGGTATATACTTTAGTGATGAGCAAATCAACGGAATAGGTATGCCGTCTCTGCGACCACCGGCCTCAAAGCTTAAAGTTTTTTTTGGTAAGTACTCCTTAACCGCATCATCATGCTGTGAAACACAAAAATAATTTCCAGAAGGTAAAGCGTCTAAATATTGCTGTAAAAATTGTTTTCTATCTAATTCTGATTTAAAGAATATATTTTCTCTATAAACCGCAGTCCAAAAAATAGGGATTAAAGTATATCCCGTGTTATCAAATAATAATTTATTTTTATTATAAAAATCAAAAAAATATTCTTCTAAATAAAATCCAGTATGATATGGTGGATAAGGAGGACTGTCGTCTGTTATTCTAAAAATTTTAAAATCATAAGTCATATTTTTTATTATTATAATTATCGCGAATTAAATTAAGAAGCTTAAGCTTATCCTCAACCCCTCTAACAAAATTAGCATGGTGCATTATTATTTCTTTAGGAGGTAGAATATTTGTTTTTCCATCCCATTCGTGTGTATTGTTTTCTTTATTTAGAAAAAAGTTTCCGATAGTAAAATATTTTCTTTTATCGAGAGTCTTATGTTTAATAAGGTTTTTATAGTAATTAAATGCAACTTGATCATTAGGAAAGCTCCAGAAATTTTCTTTTATTTTTTTAATAAATTTAATAACCGTTTCATTGCTCTTGCAAGCAAAAAACCCGTTGCAAAGAGTATCAGTATCCGACTGACAAATAACATCATATTCTTTCAATTCATTTTCCAACTCCTTAAGAAAAGGTTTAAAAAATTGAATATCGCAATCTGAAAAAATAAACCATCCGCCTTTATTTTCTTTTAAAGCTAATAAAAGAACATCTTGCTTAATACTTACACCGTTTCGCCATCCCTCAGTCATAAATTCTCCAGTGCCTGTATCCTGCTGTATTTCATATGAGCGAATAGGTAATTGCTCTTTTGTATAAATTTCTCTTAAAGTTTTTTTAAAAAAATTGTCGTAAAGATGCTTATGGCTTTTACTGTAAAAAGAATAAACTGAAGACATGCCTTATTATATCAAATGCTTTTTATGTTGCAACAATTTTCGCATTAAATGAAGCTCTCTTCTTCTGACTATTTTATCTGGAGATGTATAATAAAAGCATCTTATTAATCTAAAGCTTAAACATAAAATTTTGAAGGGCGTTTTTAAGAATTGACTTCTTAAATAGTAGTCACCTTCCTGTTTGGACAATAATTCAGAATAAGTTTTATCACATAGCTTTAAAAGATAATCAATATTTGCTAAAAATGGTTTATTAATTACATCTAATAAATTAATTTCTTTGAAGCTCTGAGGCTCAAAAAAAGATACTGTTAATTTTTTATTTAAATGTAAAGTTTTGTAAGATTTAATATTTTTTTTAGTTAATTGTGTTGATTTTATTGCTAACGAGACAAACGAAATATCTTTTGTTTTTTTATAGAAATTAAGAACGTCATTTATTAAATTTGTATCTTTAGTTGTACATGCTGAGTCATCTGGTAAATAAAGCAAATCGGTGAACCCTTCTTTTTTAAGCGCGACTAAATGACTTGCAAAAGCTAAATTAAATGACGGTGTTTTATAAAGTAAAAAACTAACATTTTTTAAATTATCTTTAATATTAAATGCTATTCTTCTACAATAATCTATATCTAAAACGTTGTGAAAACAAAAATACACCTTATCTATGCTTTTAAGAAAAAAAGATAATGAGTTATCCTTATTAAAATATTTTGATACTTCCTCTCTAGAAGTTGTGTGCGAGGGTATAAAGCTAGCTATTTTTTTCAAGTGTACCTCCTCTAGTATCGACCTTAGTCCAGTCAGGCTTCATATTTAAATATTTACTTAATCTGTTAACTGCATCTATCCTGTCATTAACTAATTTATACCACAAGTTATCACTTATTTTGTCGTGATTATCAGATAACATTCTATCTGCTGTCTTGTCGCGCTGCCGCCCACCATATACCCAATGATTATGTTGTATATGTATATCTTTACGGTACTTCACTCTACCAAATGCATTAAACGTTTGATACATCCATTGATCTGACCAATTAATCAAAAAGTCTTCTTTAGTAAAAAAGCCCAATGTCTCATAGTATTTTCTATGAACAAAAGCATTAATACATATCTCATCAACCTCTCTATGACCATCATAACAATGAACAAGCTTTATTTTATCTGAAGGACAATTAGTATTATTAAATTCGCTAATAATAAATTCATCCCAGTTCGGCGTTTTAAAGATCATATCATCACCTACGTAGCCAAATATATCTCCATCTGCGTTTGCAGCTAAAATATTCCATATACGATTAATTCCAATAAATTTACCATTATTTTTTATACTAACAATCTTTACACACGGAATTGCGTTTGCTATTTTTTGAACAATTTCTCTAGTAGGGTCATCCTCATCAATTCCAAAAACAATCTCAACATTACTAATATCTTTTACCGAAGTAATAACAGAACTAATGAATGTTAGTTTGAGATTTAAACGCTCTCTGCTAGGTAATAAAAGACTTATTTTCATATTTTCTTTTTATTTTTTTTAAAATTTCTTGTAGTTTTTTTTCCGAAGTATCTGGAACTGCGTTTTGCCAGGCAGGTTGATACCCGTGTTTAGATTGAAAGTGTTTTGCTCCATCAATAATATTTTGCTTCCAATCAGCTCTAGGCCTTATAGAGCTACTAAATTCTGAACATTCCACTTCATCTAGAAATTCATAGCTATTGTGTATATCAGGAAAATTCCAATACGGTGTACCATAACCTTCTTTAAAAATTCTATAATCGTGATCTACATGTTCGAACGCATTTAAATATTTTTCATCAAGCAATCCTACCTTTTCTAAGACTTCTCTAGAGTAATAACAAAACGCTCCAACACTATGCATATTAATAGCAATTTTTATTTTATTATAATCAATAATGTATCGTGGAGAAGGTACGCCCTTCGATATACCACCTCTATTTGCAGGGCCATGATAACCGAAATTAAAATGCTGTATACCAGTTACATTTTTAGCTTTAATATATTCATAAAAAATGTTTTTATTTTTAATAATAATATCATCTTCAATAATAAAAATATGATCGCAACTCGAACCGAGCAAATATTTAAAAAGAATATTTTTTGATTTACCAACACCCAAATTTACAGAATTATGAAAATAAGCAAAAAGCTTTTCGTTTTCAAGTTTTTTTATGTCACCGAAATCATCACCATCATTAACTACCGCCAATTCTACATTATCAGGGATTGATCTAAAACACTTTAGAAAGAAACTTGGCCTATTACATGTGACTACGCCTACCCCTATTTTGTTATCAATATTACTCATTGATTTTTATATTTTAATATAAATATATTAGATGGCAATAAATACAACAAACAGCAATTACGTCAATATAAGCAATTTACCACAAACACAAGAATTGTTAAATGGTGATTTACTTATTATACAGACGGAAAACGGCACACAAACAATTGATTTTGAAAATTTAAATGTTGTGAAGTCTGATGCCGCTGGCAACGCTACAGTCACAGGTAATTTAACAGGCACAAATGCCTTTTTAAACGAAATTACTGCTTTAACTCTAAGAGGCAATAATCTACAAATTAACGATAAGGATGGATATACGGCTGTAAAAGGATTTTATAATTATTTTACGATAGATTCAGGCTTAGTAACAAGCGCGGTACAGACTTCGCCTTCACCAGAGTATACAAGCCTTATTAGTTATATGAATACTCTTACTACCTGGCAAAACACCATTTACAAAAGAATCGTCGACTTTAATGGTAATGCTACAATAACAGCAGGAAGTACTTTTACAAATGTAAATATACCTAATTTTTATGTTTCCTACCCCGAAGTGGGTAATACAGATTTAAAGATGTGGCATGTTTATCTAGTTACAAATTTTGGAGCAACAACTTTAGTAGGTTCTATGTCAAGTATGCCTTGGGCTTCCGCAGATGATAGCTCCATAAATACCACGCTTACTAAAGATGGAAGTAATTTAAAATTTAGAATTAATGCAGGTTACGTAGCGCCTCAAAACGTTACATTCTTTTATAGAATTTTATACACTTATTGAGAATGAAACAGCAGCGCCTTGTTAATACGCGCTAAAGCTTTTCTAGGATGATGGCCTTCCCCAACTAAACGCTTGTATTCGTTTTTAAATGCTTTTACAAATTCTTCGGAAAGCTTAAAGTTTTTTGGGTAAAACTCTCTTCTTACTGTTCTAATACTTTTAAAATTTTCTAGTAATGATTCATATTTACTATTAAAACTATTCTTCATGTAATTATTTAATCCCTCTAATAATTTGATTTTTAAATTTTTCTTCTTCTTTTTCATCATATAAAGCACGCTTTTGAGCACATAATAATGTTTCCATTTGCTTAAGGCTTTCAGTGTTTAAAATACTAGAATCATTATCAATAATTTCACCTTCACTGTCTATATAAAGTTTTATAATTTCGATACGCTCTTCTGGCGTACCAAAAACCTCTATCATCGGGGGCCTATCGTCTTTAGCCATAAAAGGACAAACACTTTTGCTCATTAAATTATATGAAATTCCTTTAAAAATATTATCTATCTCTTTAATAAAAGTTTTATCTATTTCACGATTTTCTTTTATTTCTAATTTAACTGGTGCAGCTTTAGTCATAGGTAAAAAAAAGATAATATCAATAGACCTCATACTTTCTTGTACTAAAGGAATACATTTAGTAATAAAATCTCTATCTATATCAGATGTTCCCTTATCTTCAGCCCATAATGAATAGATTAAATTATCTAAAGGACATCGATCAAATAGAATTTTATCTCCTTTCTCTGTTTTTTGAATATCATCAATTAAGCAATTTAATATTTTCCATTGACTTTCTTGATCTATAAGTTTGTTAATTTTAAGTTTTTCTTTTTTTAATAACTTTCTATATGACTCACCAGAACGTTTATAGTTTGGCCAATTTTTAATAAAATCGTCTACTAAAGTAGATTTACCTTGACATGCAGCTCCGGAAATTGCAATTCTCATTTCTTTAATTTATTTATAAAGCTGCCTACAATAATATACACTTTGTCGTTATCTAGACCTCTACCGTCCGTAAGCTCATTAATCCATTGCTCTACAGATATTTTATCAACTTCTTCAAAGGGTTTCTCTTCAGGACCACTTACAAATTCTTTAAATTTCATACCTTAAGAGCTTTATCCCAAATAATTAGCTGTAATCTTGGACTAAATTTAAAATTATGTTTCTTACAAACATCTGCAACAAAAGATGCTTTTTCAACATGTTCAGCTCTACTACCGCAACACGGCATTAACCACACTCTTTCTTTAGGTACATTAATATTAGGATGATAAATATATTTTTCCAAAATCTCAGTTAAATCATTTTTACTATTTATAACAAACTTAAATCCTGAATTATTTTTTACATGCCATCTTAAAACTTCTGGCTTATATCTCTTCTCTTCCGGGTCACCGTTATTTGAAAGTTTCGGTGATGTGGTAAAAGTGGCTCTCCAGTCTAACCATTGATGATCCGGTAAAATAGTAGCGTTTGTTTCAAAATCAATCTTGGGTAAAAATCCAAATCTATATATAAATTGATCAACAAGTTCAAGTAAATTTTTTTGCTGGATCATAGGTTCGCCGCCAGTTATTTTCCATATTGCACCGTCTTTAAGATAAGCATTATAACTATTTTGCGCCATGTATTCGAACACCTCATCAAAAGTCATTCGATTTTTAACAGACCAACTAATAAAACTATCGCATCCGTGAGGAGAATCTGCTGAAGCAAAACCTCTGCATGTTAAGTTACACATCGAAAGCCGCATAAACACAGATGGGTGTCCTATATATTCACCCTCACCTTCTAGAGTATAAAATATTTTATCATCGCTTAAGAAGATAGTTTTATCCATATTAATAATATAAATTATACTTTATTATCTTCAACTAGCTTTTTTAAAAGGCTTTGAGCTATTTCAAAGCGCTCTTTATTAATTCGACATTCTGAATAACAATATTCTGCTTCTACAAATCTATAATATTGATCACGTGTAATTCTTCTTAACTCTCCAAGAATATAATTTAATGTATCAAATTCTTCATTAGTTAATTCTACATTAATTTTTATACTCATTATTTTATATTATACCTTACAAATTGACTTATCAAGAATAAATATTTACAGATGTCTAAAAAAGATAGACAGCCTAAAAAAGCTGCCAAAGATGATAATAAATTAATTAAATCAGATATTTTTTTAAATTTTCAAATTAATCAAAAATATCATTTTAATGATCATCACAAAGCTTTTGTTGAAACTGCGTTTAGAGATGATTCACATATAATATTTTGTGATGGTCCTGCTGGCTCAGCCAAAACATATTGTGCAGCATATGTAGCGTTATCTCTTTTAAAAGAAAAGAAAATAGATGAAATAGTTTATATTAGAAGTATAGTTGAATCAGCTGCTAGAAAACTTGGAAGTTTGCCTGGAGAGGTGGATGATAAATTTAAACCGTGGAGTATTCCAATGGTGGAAAAATGTGATGAGTTGGTAGGTAAGCAAGTAACTAATATGCTATTTGAAAGCGAATATTTAAAATGTGTACCTGTTAACTTTCTAAGAGGAACTACTTTTACTAACAGTATAGTTATAGTTGACGAAGCGCAAAACCTTGAGCATAGCGAATTAGTAACCATTATGACACGTTATGGTCGTAATTGTAAATTATTTGTAATTGGTGATTCTTTTCAATCTGATATTCATAAAGCTGATTTTAAAAATTTACTACACGCTTTTAATACAAATGAAAGTAAAGCTAACGGAATACATGTAAATCATTTTATAGAGGATGATATAGTAAGAAGTAAATTACTTAAGTTTATCGTAAAAGTTCTCACAGGAATTAAACCTAATCAAATCTAAATGAGACTTTTTATTCTTGACGTAATATTCATATACATCAGCAATATTTTTATTTTCTTTATTTAAATCATATTGATTAGCTTTAGAAAAATAGTCAGTTATTTCACCGCCGTATAACTGCTGCTTTGTTTCAGGGTGCATTAAGAGCCCCAACTAGTACCACTAAAAAGATTAGAAAACCCTGTTGTAACCTGATTTCCAACCGGTGCAGGCCTTGGACCGGTCATTGGTGGGTTCTTTAAAACTTGCTGTAAATTTATTCCGGTTTCTTCTCTTACATCTTCTAAGAAATCAAATACTTGTTTAGCTCTATTTATTTCCGGAACATTAGGAGGCGGCTGTACGGATGCTGCAACTGTATTGCCCGGCGCTTGTACTGTTACAGCTGTAGGCATTAATTCAACAATAGCTGAATTTTTATCATGCTCCCATACTTCAACTCTTTCAACCCAACATCTATTTTCTGTCATATCTCTAATATGTGCATCTGCAACTTTTAAACACCATTCAGCAGTTTTTTCGATACCTACACCACCTGGCATTATACGTAAATCGCACCCACGGGCAGCATGTAATGATTTAAATCCGGCTAATAACGGATCGTCATCCGCAATACATAATGTATGATCAAATTGGTTTTCTAATATTGTTTTTAAATTTTTTAAACCACCAAAATCTACTACCCAATCCTTTTCATCCAATCGATTACAACAAAACCAAAATTTAGCTACTAATCTATAACCGTGAATAAACTTACAATGACTATCTGCTCTCCACTGTCTAAAAGCACAACTACCTAACTCAATAATCTTAGTATTGGTGTACTTCATAAAATTTCTTTTCTAATATCTATATATTATAATCAAATTGTATCAAAAAATCAACTGATTATTTTACTATTCCGTTAATATTATTTTCTGATATATATTTTTCAGCTTCTTCTTTTAATTTAAAAACAGCTGGAACGCCGTTCGGTAAAATATAAACTTTTCTAGTTGTATTATCTAAAATATAATAACCTGGCTTTTGAAGCTTCTTTAACTGTTCAGGTATTTGATTGGTTTTGAACTGCTTTAACATTGTATACCTCGCTAAGAATATTATTTACGATATCGTCAAAGCTTTCTTTCTTTAAAAACTTTTTAACTTCTTTTTTAGGCATTTCTTTAGCAACTTTTTTAGCTGCACCTTTTACATTTTTTTGACCCGTTTTAGCGCCCATTACTGCACCAAAAAATCTTTTTTGTTTTTCTGTTTTTGCCGGCATATAACTATTTATTATTTTTTACCCATATTTCTACGAGCTCTTTTAAGCCATTCTTGCCTTCGAAGTTCATAATATGGATCTTTTTGCCAATCCGGTCTAAGCTTATAGCCTTTACTCCATCTTATAATAGGATCTAAAGCCCTTCCAACATTTCCGCCTATTACTACATTATGCGCAGCATCAACTGCACGAAACGGTGCTTCAACTGCTCCTTTAGCTAATGCTGCAGCACCCCCTATAGCTTTACGGGTACCCTTTGCAATACTCTTTAAAATCCCTTCATTGATAGGTTCATCATGCATAATAAAATTTTTATATAAATTAGCCAATTTATCATCTGTAAATCCTTTTTGCTTTAAAAATGTTTCAATATCACAAAGGTTATTTGCACTTGCAACATTACACAAAATAGGATCACCTTCTTGAGTACCTGATCTTAACATTTCGCTTAAAATATAGCTCTTTAATTCTTCAAACGTCTCCAACTTATCATCTTCAGCTATAGCTTCAATAAATTCTTCCGGTATATCATCAATAGTTAATTCCGGTGATAGTACTAGTATTTTTAATTTACCTACACCTTCTGCGAGGATATATCCCTCATAACCATTTATTTTTGATAGATCTATTCCAGAATTTATTAATGCGGGATCTACCTTTATGCGAACCTTTTTTAAGGCAGTTTTATTAAGGGTTTCAAGAATTATATTACAATATCTCACACTATTATTTATGTTGATCTTGTTACATCTTATCATATAATAACTATTATGTTTAAGAAGAAGCTGGCTTTTGCAAATCATAATAACCCTCATACAGAAGAAGAAAGAAAGCAAATTATACTTAAAGCTGCAGCAGCTTATGAAGCTTATATGGATGCATTGGGTTATGACTGGAGAAATGATCCTAATAGTGCTAATACACCGCACCGAGTTGCTAAGGCATTTGTTGAAGATTTTGCATGGGGATGTTATAGTGAACCACCCAAGATTACTGCGTTTGATAATGTAGATAAATATGATGGTATAGTATCGCAAACGAATATTAAGGTTACCTCTCTTTGTTCACATCACCATGCTCCGTTTATGGGATTTGCGCATGTAGCTTACATACCCGCTAAAGACGGTAAGGTAATTGGTCTCAGTAAGCTTAATCGTATTGTTGATTGGTTTTCGCGTCGTCCACAAGTTCAAGAAAACCTTACAATGCAGATTCACGAGTACATTGATGAAGTCTGCGTAAAAAATAAAGGAGTAGCAGTTATGATTGAAGCTGCGCATACCTGTTGTTCTAACCGAGGGATAAGACATGACTCGACAATGCGTACTGCTAGAATGTCCGGAGCATTTTTAGATGATAAAGATAATTCCAGAAATGAATTTTATAAGTTTGTTGATTTTGCTCAAAATAGAAAACTTATTTAACAACGACTAAATAATTATGTGAGTCGGTCGCTATTAATAAATGGCGATTTAATAAACCCTCCATCCAGCATTTCGTGTGTGAGGGATATAACTTTTATTGCTCATGAATATCTAGATTTGGATGTTATAATAGAATGTATAGTTGAAAAGGATTTTTATCATAGATATCTCAAGAATTTTGGTGCTATGGATTATGTAGATGAACTAACATTATTTGGAGAAGAGGAAGGTATGAGAATTGATAACGACTTTCATTTTGACCCTACTATTTATGTGACAGACGTTATTAATGCAAAAAACATTCAGTTAATTTTGAGTAGTATCGGCTTCAGAGGCTTTTGATTTTTTCTTAAAAACTATAAAAGGTTTTTTTGTTTCTGGATTAAAAATTTTTAATATATCGTTACCTTTAAATTTTGGACTACCTTGTTTATTAACAATTAAAGTTTTTTGTTTATTTGCTATTCTTCTTATAAGATTTTCTGAATAATTACCAAGCTTCCAATCATTAGCTAATTTATCATTTTTATTAATAGCAACAACTTTATATTTTACAGATTCATGAACCGGTTTATTAACATCAATTAAAGCGTTTAGCTTCTTTAAGAACGGCTCACCTACTAAAATAGGATCTTCATTTTCAGACCGGTCTGCAATACTAAAAGGAACACTCTTGTAGTTTTTTCCATTAATAGATATATCCATTAAAACTATGGGTCTATCTTCTTTTACACCACTGCCTATATGGATTTTAATTTCACCTTTTCTAGGCTTAGTTAAACGCTTTCCGTCAACAGTAGTAAAAGAAACATTTTCCCCTTCTTCAGATACATCAACACCATGAATTACATTATAAGCTTCATTACCGCTATCTATCTTAGCCTTTATTTTTCCTAACCCATCTATTTCAATAAGTTCATTTGCTCCAAATACAGGCTTTTCATAAAACTCTTTAAATGTCTGCATCAAATATATTTATGGATATTTCTTTTGTTTATTTTATTATGTTTTGATGGATAATATCTTTAAAAGATGCACAGAAATATCACACGCTTTAAAAAAAAGCATGGTGATTATCGTTGCAAGCATTTCTCATTTATTTTTGACAAAAATAGATTAGTTTCTATTGGCTTTAATAACCCTAATAAAACTCATCCAAAAAATTTAAAAATAGGTTTTTTTAATAGAAGAGGAGAGGATATATCTCATACAATAGGCGTACATTCTGAATTATCTGCTATTCTTAAATTAGGCGAAGAGGATTGTACGGGATTAACTTTAGTCAATACTAGAATAAACCGTAATAATGAATTAGATTTATCAAAACCGTGTAAAGGCTGTAATTCTTTAATTAAACAACTCAATTTTAAGAAAGTCTTTTTTTCAGTCGACAATAAATCGTTTTCTCAGCTTTAATTAGCATAAATATTTACATGTTTGCTAAAGATTTTCACCTTTTAAACGAATTATATTCTCAAAAAATATCTAAAGAGAATGTCGGTATTGGTCCTCTAAGCGATAATGCAGGTGTAACACCGTCACCATCAAAAATTCAAAAAGTTCAGTTTTCTCCAAAACATTCTTTTGATAAGTACGGTGAAAATAAAGAAGCAGGTGATGAAGATTGTGAAGGCCATAACCCTGAAACTTATGATAGTAATAGTAAAATGTCCCGTCAGCTTTTATTTAGAATGGTTAAGCTTTCTGCCATGTTACATGATATTTTAAAAGATAAAGATAATGTTGAAGCATGGGTTTTAAGTAAAATTACTAATGCACATGATCAATTAGAGTCTGTTTTTGGTTATGAAGATTATGAAAATGCGATGAACCCTATGCAAGGTGCATGCGGTCAAATGCCAGGTAATTTAGAAGAAAACAATGAAGAAGATTTATATACTGCAATTTCTAAAGGTGGTGATGATTTAATAAATCAAATTAAAACAGTTTTAAGACGCGAATCAAAAGATACTCTAGAAAAAGTGTTAATTGAGACCATAACACTGCTAGAAAAGAAATAATTAACCTAATCTATTATTAAATAGGTTGTAAATCTTAGGGTCAAATTTACCGAGAGCTGATTTTATTATTTGTTTGCGAAAAGCTTCATTTGATTGCCTGTATAGACTTCTTAACTCTGAAGCGCTAGTTATTCTCTTATCACCTACAGAAAAGTCAATTGTAATAGGTGCAAAAATATAACCGTGACCACCATCTTCTCTAAACGGTTGCATTGAATTTAAATCAGTAAAAGGCTGAAAATAAGTAGGCGTACCTTTTTTTGTTACACCAAATTTAAATCTGGGATCTGATTTCATATCTTTTTTACCCACTACATATACTACTTTTGCAACATTAGAATCATAATTTTTTAAAATTTCTAAAGGTTTGTAAGGCTGATTTACTTGAACAACTTCATTTTCAGGTATTCCTGTAGCAGTTATAATTGCTTTTTTTTCAGTAAAACTAAAGGGATACCTTTCAGGGTCTTTAACTTTTTTAATTTCATCTGCTGTAGCTATAAAAAAATCTGCGCCCGGAAATTGTTTTTTAGCTAAATCATAAATTTTTTTATGACCCTCATGAAATGGTTGAAATCTTCCAGGAAATATAACTATAAGATTATTCTTTTGCTGCAAAATTTCATTTACTAGTTTATAAAATTTCATAGCTGTGTCTCTGGAGTAAGAGTCAACCTTGCACCTTCTTTTCCAAATTCTGGATTTACTATATAATTTTGATTTGACATTTGTCTAGGATTTTCTTCTTCTTCTTGTCGTTTTGTTGCAAACTTACCTTGCTCTTTTCCTAAAATAAAATTACCTGTTATCTTAACAGGATTTGATGAAATAGTTTTATCTCTTACAACTATACCTTCTTGAGTGCTTAAAGGGCCTAGATCTGAAGAAGCTGCATCCTTAATTGCCTGACCTAAGCTCATAGTAGCTTGATAAAAAACAGCGCCCGATATAGCTTTTTCGATAATCTTTTTATTTTTACCTATGTAATAGTTTAAAGGCGTACCTGAAGTAATATTTTTATAATTTTCTAAACTCATAGCAGAAATTGTCTTGCCTGAGACTAATTTAATTTTATCCGCTCTTGGATTTTTGGCAGTAGCTAGCCAATCTTTAAGAGGTCTTGTAACAATATTTTTTGTATCAAAACTTACCGTAAAAGGAGAATTTAATGCGGTATTAAAATCAACATTACCTAGCTTAACTAAAAATTCATGCTCAATATCAAAACCTTTTTGCTTAGCTATAGGATTTACTTTAGCTATTAAATCTGTAAGCGCTTTTTTGTCATAATTAACTTCACGTGAAGCTCTTCTAATACTTCCTCTTACCGAGCTTTTAATTTCTATAATTTCATTTAAACTATGAATAGCTAAAAAGTTCTTCTCGTAACCTACAACATTTGTTGCACCCTGTACATATTCCATATTAAACAAAAGTTTATTGTTATTCCATATTTTTAATTTTTTAAGATCTTTTTCAATAGTAGGAATAGCTGAATTAAAAATTTCTAATACAGTCTTACCTATGTTAAGCATACCATGACCTTGAGGAAAGCGGTTTCCGAGTGTAGCTATAGTAACACCATGAACATCTTCTGGTTTATTTGATCCCCTATCCATAGCAAATTCTTTCTTACCCTCAGCATTTGTTATAAGCTTAATAGAAGCATTAGCGCCATCTATTTTAACTACAGATGGATTTGTAGCTAAACGTTTAGCAAGTTTTTGAAATACAGTAATTAAATTTTTACCTGTATTTGTGCTAGGTAAATCAAAGGGATGTGCCATATGACCGGCTACTCCCCCTTCTAAAATAAATTGAGCAAAAGTAATCATCCTAAAGCTACTCTTACAGTACCCCTTGTGTTATCTACACCTAAACTTATAGACATATTAATATTTTTTCTATTAAAAAAACTAAATATATTTTTTACACTGTCTGTAAAAGAACCTGGTTCAACATACATTGCAACTATCTTTGTTGGCAATCGCCTTATGTCAGATGCCTTTTCAGCATCAGAATTAAAAAATATTATGTATTTAAAGGGCTTTTCGCGCTGATACTCTGCAACATGAACTGCTCCTATAAATCTATACAATGGTGAAGTAGATCTACCGGTAAAATCTAGCAAATCAGGATATGTCTTTAATAATTCTCTAGCTACTTCTGCTATTTCATTCTGATTGGTATCTGAGCTTGATCTTAAATATTTTGTACCTTCAATTTTTATTTCCGGATTTAAATTTTGACTAAAAAAAGCTGCAATTGCGGGAGCAAATTTACTTTTTTTACCTCTTATAGAAGTTGCTTCTCCTTTTTCTATTTGCTGTAAAATACCAATTAAATTATTAAGATAAGTTTTACTATCATTATCTAGATTAGATCTATTTACTGCTTCAATAAGTTTGTCAGTATTCTCTAAATTTAATAATATATTTTCTAGATCATTAATAATTTTTTGACGTGTTGTGGGATCAGTAGAAGTAAATTTATTTCTTCTAGTTGAAGAGTATCTAGACTTTAATTCTAATATATCTCTTTTAATTCTTTCTCTCTGACTAGCCACATTAGTAGATTGAACGGAAATACCACTCGCGTGAGTAGCTAGTAGTTTATTTAACCCTTCATATGTTTCAGTATTTGCTACTTTACCGGAGCCCAGAGCTGCGTTATTACCCTTTACTTCAACTGCTCCGAAATCAAATTCTAAATCACCTTCAACACCTTTCTTTGCATCACTTATCATTGTTAATGCAAGCTCACCGGGACCTACATTAGCCTGACTTTTAGGCTCTATAGACCACAGAGCTTCTAAAACTTTAAACGCGTCTTCGGGAGCTTTAAATAACGCTTTAAACTTGTCTGAGAGCAAATCTTTAATGTTATGAACCTCCAAATCTTTTAACAAAACGTTTCTTATAGGATTATCTTTATCCGTTTGTAAACTATATAATTTATTAAATTCCTTATAATTTAAATCAACAGAATCAAATGCACGCGCTACATCATTAAATACAGCGCTTTTTTGACCCTTTCCTTCCGGTGCCCAGCGATCTACTTCTAGGCATTTAGCTATTATACTATCTACACTTAATGTCTGTTTGTCTTCTTCTTTTTCGGCTTCATAAACCTCTGCTCTTCTTATTCGTGCGAGAATCTCATTAGCTACTTCATTTGGAACTTTGAACACAGGTAGTTGTTCTCCAGGATCTTTTTGTATTAAAATTTCAGCCATACCAGGCTGTTCCTTTAAAATAGTTTGTCTTGGTAGTAGGGGTACTGGTTTAGCAAACGATTCAGATAGATAGACTTGATCTAAGCTCTTGTAAGGCTTTCTTTTCATTTTTAAACTGCAATATCATTACTATAACGCTTCATTATATTAAGAATTTCTTTATATTTTGCCATAAAATTATTTTCGTTTATAGAAGTTACAAATTTAAGAAAATGCGGATTTTGTATTTTTTGAGGATTATCTTGATAATTTTCATTAGTTGCTATTGCTGCTTGCAACCCCTCTCTTACTTGTGTAGCATTTTCTCTAGTAATAGGGATAGTAAAGAGATCATCAATAGCACCAGCAGGTATATTCATTATCAGCGCCTTAGCTAACATCCGTACAATATCTACATATCCTTCAGGGGGAACAGATTGCGGTGCTTCATTTTGAGAGGGCGCAGGCTGTTCTGCTGCAGGGGCAGGAGCTGCCGCATCTTCTGGAGGTAAAGCAGATTGATCTGCTTCAACATACAAATCCATATATTTTTTTAATGCTTCGGTAAAACTCATACTAATATTTATGTAATTATACTATAAGAAGTTGTTTAGTCTTAAGGAGATTAAAATATTTTTTATTTAAAAAAACTAGATCATTTTTCTTTGTAAAAATCTTTACTTTATTAAATGTAAACTTCTCTATATTAACAGAGTTTATATAGTTTCTGATATTGTTTATAACTTCAATACCTCTACCATCGTTCTTTTCTAATAAATGAGATAAAAACTCAAATGAAATATTTGTTACAAAAACCTTAATAGGTAGTAATCTTTTGACTTTTAGTAAAATAGAATTAATAGTTTTTAGTACGTCTTCTTCTTTAAAATATTTTAAAAGTCTAAAATTGTCTAATTGAGTGTTATTAAAATATATTACATTTTTTTCTGTAGATTTATCATTAAGAAGAAATTCACAAATACCATGAATAATGTGATGGTAGATAAATTTTTTAGCATCTGAACGAATTTTAGGCTGTAAAAGATTAAAATTTTGTAAATCGTTAATTAAGTTAACTTCTATATTTTTATAAAACAAATAATTAAAATTTATTAATCTAAAATTGTATTGTTTAAAATCCATCTTACGCATCATATTAGTTGATTTTTTCTAGTGTTCAAGAAATTTTTTCGGAGGCCTACCGATCCTTACATTTATAATACCATTATAATAATCATCTCTTAATAAAACACTTTTTTCAATTTGTTCAGAAATTTCAAAATAAGCTAATTCCCATTTTGACTCACACGTTTTTATAATTTTAAAAACAAATTTATCCTTTCCATATTTTTTAATATCTTCATTAAGCTCTGCAGATGAGCTTGTATAGCCTCTCCAGTCAGATTCCTTAATTAATATTCTTTTATTTTTTTTATCTTTAAGAGGCTTTCTTTTTAGTTTTGATTTACATTGTTTTTTACCAATATATTTTTTTCCTGTTACAGTATTTGTTATTTCGTAAATAAATCCAAAAGTATTGTCATCTATACTAACAGATTCACTTAATATCCAATGCCCTATATCCACTAAACTATTTACTTACAATCCCAATCCAGGCAAAGGCCTTCTTTGTATTTTAATCTTTTCTTTTTTTCTCTTTTTACCCATTCCAAGAATTTTTGGAACACGCGCATCATTTGGAGCATACGCTTTATCATTTTGCGAAGGAAATTGATTTCCAAATTCTCCCTGTACACCACCGGTACCAATACCAAATACACTATTTGCCCCACCGGCGACCATATCTTCATTTAAAGCTCTATAGAATGCTTGCTCAAATAAACCTATTGATTTCATAAGAAGTTATACTATTATTTAATTAAATGCTACTAGAAGACTACATAAAAGAGCTAGAAAACGACTTAAAAATAGATGAGCTCAATTTAAAAGATTATCAATTAAGGCTTCCAGGTATAAAGCATAAATGGGCAGGCAGATGTATTAGACATAAATTAGAGCTTATAGACATTAAGCGAGAAAAAGAAATTCTAAAGAAAACACTTGCGAATAAACTTCAAGAACAAAGCCCTGTTAAAATAACAGCTCCTGTTGCAGAGAGAACGGCTGAAAAATACGCCGAGGTTTTAAAATTTGATGATAAGATTAAACAATTTGAACTAATAATCGAACTACTTGAGAAGGCGGAAAAAACGCTTAGTTCTACTTCTTTTGATATTAAAAATTTAGTAGACATTATCAAACTTGAAACTACATGATAAGCTTTACGTACGACTCTAAAAAAAACACCGGTATTATTTCGGGTGAAATGCTTGAAGATATAAGAGAAGCGTTTTCTGTAAAAAATGACGCAGCTTTTTTTGTAAGAAAAAGATATGGAAGATTTTTGCCAAATAGAATGTATGCTATAACACCTTCAGGCAGATTTGAACCCGGGCTATATTTTGAAATTAGAAAATTTCTAACAAGTAACAACTACACTGGCGAAGTTAAGACAGATGAATCTCTTTTTAATATTATTAAACCTTCTCGTAAATGGGATAGTAATCCTCAATATAACTCTCAAATTATTCCTTTAGCTCTTTCCTTAAGAGATTACCAAGAGGAAATAGTTAAAAAAGCTCTTAATATAGGACGCGGTACTATCGTACTTGCAACAGCAGGCGGTAAAACATTAACTGCTGCGTCGTTACTTACAAAATTATTTTTATTTTACGGAGTAAACTTTAAATGCTTGTACATTGTACCAGATCTTGGTCTAGTAGAGCAAACTAATAACGACTTTAAGACTTATAATGTTCCTTTCACAACTAAAAAATGGACAGGCAATTCACCTTTAGAGCATGATAATACTAATGTTATAATTGCAAATTTAGGTATCTTACAAAGTAAAAATACAGATTTATCTTGGATTCAGGATATAGATACACTAATTGTAGACGAGGTTCATAAAATTAGAAAAGGAAATGAAGTTAATAAAATTATTAAAATAGTTAAAACACCAATTAGATTTGGATTTACGGGAACTATGCCTGAAAATTTAATGGATCAATGGAATATTATAGGAAAAATTGGACCAATAATTTATGAAAAAAATAGTTACGAATTAAGATTAGAAAATTTTATTAGTAACGTACAAGTTCAAATTCTAAAATTAAACCATAAAGAGGATCCTTTTAAAGACGTGGTTATATCTTCTTCTAATTTATACAGAGAAGAACAAAAATTTTTAATGCGTAGTACTTTTAGAAATAGCGTAATTGGTAAGCTTGCATGCAAACTTAACAATAATGCTCTTATTTTGGTTGATTTTATTGAGCATGGTGAAACTTTACACAAAACAATAAAGGAAATATGTCCGAATAAACAGTGTTATTTCATTCGCGGCGAAGTGGAAGTAGCTGAGAGAGAGAAAATTAGAAAATTAATGGAGGAGCATACTGATATTATAGTTGTTGCTATTACAAAAATATTTTCTACAGGTATTAATATTAGAAACTTACACTATATTATTTTTGCTTGTGGCGGTAAAGCCAAAATTAAGATTGTTCAGTCAATCGGTAGAGGTCTCCGGTTGCATAAGAATAAGGATAAGCTTATAATATTCGATGTCGCTGACGACTTTAAATATAGTACATTGCATATGGAAAAGCGAATAGCACTTTATGAAAAAGAAAAAATTAAACATACAATTAAAGAAATTAACGAAGCTTAAGCTCAAGAAGCAAAAGGCAGATCGCAAAGACAAGTCTTTTGAAAATGAAGATGATATTGTTCACATTTCACCCGTACTTACACCTACACTTAAAAAGCTAGCTGCTAAGGATAAGGTTCATTATGTTAATAGTAGAGAGTTTGAGGATGAAATTAGAATATATTACAAGTCTGGTAATATTTCTGAAAAGCTTGGAGAAAGCTTAACAAAAATAGCTAATGGTTTGTCGTACGCTCCAAATTTTATTAATTATTCTTACAAAGATGACATGATAGGCGATGCTATAATAAAAATGTTTTCCGCATTACGTAACAAAAAGTTTAAGCTCGATTCTGGGTTTAGTCCTTTTTCATATTTTACTACTATTGCTTTTCACGCCTTTATTAATCGTATTAAGAAAGAAAATAAACATCACGCTGCTTTAGATGAATATAGAGAAAAAGTTTACACCGAACATATGATAAACCCAGAATTAATGAGCGGGGCGCACATATACGTAGAGCCGGATAAAGAAGAGTCAGACAATTACAATTCTACTGCATGAGCAAAGAATTAATAACTAAATCTAGCAAAATATGTTGTATAGCTGATTTACATATAGGCGTACATCAGAATAGTATTATCTGGCACGAGACAGCTCTTTCATGGGCCAAATGGTTAAAAGCTGAACTAGAAAAAGCTAAAATAAAAGATATTTTTATACTAGGCGATCTATACCATTACCGCGATGAAATTGCAGTTAATACTATACATGTCGTTAATCAGATTTTAAAGCTATGGTCTGATTTTAATATTGTTATTTTAGTTGGTAATCACGATGCATACTATAAAGACAGGACTGATGTCAACTCTCTTTCTATACTAGACGGTTGGAAGAATATTCATGTTATAACCCAGGCTTCAACATATACAATATATGGCAAAACCTGTACGTTCTTACCTTGGGGTGCTGATTTAAATAGTGTTAAAAAATCGGATATTATTTTTGGTCACTTAGAGATTGAAAGCTTTAAGATGAATGCTCATAAATTATGCGATCATGGCATAACAGCCAAAGATTTACTAAACAAAGCTAATCTTATTCTTACAGGTCATTTTCATTTAAGAGATGAGAGAAGGTACGATAATAAAACAATTGTATATGTAGGTAATCCTTTCGAAATGGATTTTGGTGATACTGGGTCAATTAAAGGGTATTATTTGCTAGATTTTAATAACTTACAATATAATTTTTTTGAAAATAAGCTTTCACCTAAACATAAAAAACTATCGATATCAGAATTATTAGATAGTAAAGTAGATATAAAACGCCTTACAAAGAATAATATTGTTAAGTTGCTTATAGACAAAAAAATATCTAGTGATAATATTGATTTACTAATTCAAAAAATGTCTAGTTATAAACCGTTTAGTTTATCTGCTGATTACTCATTATATGATAATTCTATCGGCGTTAATGATGACCAACAAGTTGATTTTTCAGGCGTTGATATGAGCAAGGCAATAGAAGAGTTTATCAATCTTTTAGACATAGATAAAAAAGTTGAAGTTTCGCGTTATTGTTTAGAATTATATAAAAAGGCTTGTAATGTATGAAAACAATAATATTTAACAAAATTAGTATTAAAAACTTTTTATCTGTAGGTAATCAGTCAGTTGTAGTCGATTTTAAAAAGGGGTTGCACATTATAACTGGTATTAATCGCGATAAAGAAGACAGAAGAAACGGGGTTGGTAAGTCCACTATTGCTGATGCAGTATATTTTGCAATTTTTGGTGAGACGCTAAGAGATCTTAAAAAAGAAAATATTATTAATAATATTAATAGAAAAAATTGTGAAGTTATTCTCGATGTTATTATTCAATCTTTAGATAAAAAAGAAGAAATACAAATTATACGAACACTAGAACCATCTAAATGCTACCTGTACATCAACGGTGAAGATAAGACCAGAGATAGTATTACTAATACAACTGATTTTATAAAAAATATGTTTAACTGTACCCCAGAAATATTTCAAAACTGTGTTATTATGACCATTAATAATACGATACCGTTCATGGCTAAAAAAAAGCAAGAAAAAAGAAAGTTTATAGAAGACATTTTCAATTTAGTTGTTTTTGGCAATATGCTTAATTTGCTTAAAATAAATATTAATGAGAAGAAAAAATCTTTTGATATTGAAACAACTAAACATGATGAAATACAAAAAACGATTTTATCACAAGAAAAGCAAAAAGAAAATCTCGTATTAGAAAGACAGCGCAAAAAAGAAAAATACGAACTGCGCAAAAAAAACAATTCTTTAGAGATTAATAATATTAATTCTAAATTAACAGTATTTGAGCTTCCTGACATAAACGACCTAAATTCAAAGATTGAAGAACAAGAGGCTAATTTAACAAAAATAGATAGAAAACTAAAAGAAATTCGTCATTCTATTTCTGAAAAAACAACACTTATTAATCAAATTAATAAAAAGATAAGCGCAGTGGGTACAGATAAAGATGTTTGCCCAACATGCCTTAGATCTATACAAGACGTAGACCGTAATCATATAACTAGTGAGAAGAAAAAGTTTAAAAAAGAAATTGAAGATTATGAAGATGCTATTATTAATCTTAAAAAAGAAGAAAAGCAGTTCGATACTACACAGGATATTGTTAATGCTAAACTTCTTAATTTAAGGGAAGATAGTAATGCTTATAAGCATAAGCTAAAGGAAAAAGAAAATTTAGAGCAAAGATTAGCTCAACTTAATCAATGGCAAGTTGAATTAGATCAGGATTTAAGAGACCTTGAAAAAGATTCTGACTCACACGATATTCTTATTAAAGAACAAACAGATAGATTAAATTTAATTAAGGATGAAATTAATAAGATCAAAGAAAATCTTAATACATTAGATGTAGTAAAATTTGTAGTCTCTGAAGAAGGTGTAAAATCTTTTATTGTCAAAAAGATATTACAACTGTTTAACAGTAAGCTAGCATATTATCTTAAAAAAATGGATGCAAATTGTATATGCACATTTAACGAGTATTTTGAGGAAGAAATTATAGATAATAAAGGAAAAACATGCTCATATTTTAACTTTAGTGGAGCCGAAAGAAAAAATATTGATTTAGCTTGCTTATTTACATTTATGGATATTAGACGCTTACAGGGCGATGTAGCTTTTAATTTTAGCATATATGATGAATTATTTGATTCAAGCTTAGACGAAAGAGGTGTAGAGTTAGTCATTGGCATTCTTAAGGAGAGGGTTGAAAAATATGATGAGTCAATTATGGTAATTAGTCATAGAAAAGAGAGTATTAAAACTGCTACCGGTGATGTAATTTTCTTAGAGAAGAGTAACGGGATAACAAGAAGAGTTGATTATAAAGTATATGGAAGTTAATATAATCTATGGTCGTTAATCCTTTTGTATCACCTTTTGCTTCATCACCGTTTGCAGCACCATTCCCTTCAGTTTATGCACCAAATCAAATAGCAAACAACACAATACCAAAACCGCCGGAACTTGATCTTAATAGAGCGCTTAATTATTACGCTGATTATAGCGGCTGCGGATTTTGGAGAATGATATGGCCTGAACATATGCTTAATGCTAATCAAAAAATGGTAATTCATGGAAGCACTGTAATGTGTTTTGATGCAAACTATTTTAGGGGTATAAAAGCTGTCAGAATTCAGCGTCAAGCTACGGAAAATCAATTAAGATTTGTAAAGTTTTTAAAAGAAGTTAGTAAACAGCACGGTTTTAGATTAATTTACGAAATAGATGATATTTGCTTTTCCGAAGACATTCCTGATTATAATAAATTTAAACCTGCATTCACCGATCCCAAGATAAGAAAAACAGCTCAGGAAATTATGAGCTTATGTGACGAATTAACAGTTACTTGTAAGTTTATGAAAGATTATTATAAAAATAAAACTGGCAATAACAATGTGACAGTTATACCTAACTATCCTCCAAAGTTTTGGATGGGCAGATTTTATAACGAAAAGCGAATTTCGGAAAATTTTGATGCTCATGAAAAAAGACCTAGAATCCTTTATGCCGGCTCAGGAGCTCATTTTGATG